CGCTTATACTGTCCGTGGGCACGCTCTTAAACATACTACTAACTTATCCTATAATCGTCCTGTAAGTCAAGGCTATCAGCATCTGCTAGCCGCATGGACTCGTCATCAATCGAATACCTCACCAATCGCTTCTTGTGCGCAATTGTCTGTGGCCCTACCGGAGAAGGGTTGCCCATGATGGAGTTAAGAAGCAGTGTTCTAACCAAATGATCTATCGGGTAAGCGTAGGGATCTTTCTTGTGCGCCCTCCTAAACTTATCGACAAACGCCATAGCAAACCGATGATAGTCCGCATCTACATAGTGAATGTCAATGCATTCCTTCACGCCTTCCCACCCAGATTCGGCAAAAGAGTCCACTAGCCCCTCAACGTCATACTCGCCCCACAAATGTACTTGCGTCTCAATCTCAGGATACACCCTCACCAAAGCATCATAAAACTCAGGCTCAGTCTTAATAACATCAGTTAAGCGCCGAGCCGCCGTAGAAAACAGCGGGGTACCGACGCGCTGATTAGCGCCACCCAAGGCAGCATAATCGTAGTACTTGCAGTACGGAGCGTTGTGCTCTTCGTGGATGAACTTAAGGACATCGTTAGATGTCCAGTCATACAGTACCTTAGCAAACCGTAAAGGAATCCCTTTAGGTAGCCCCTGGGGGCGGTTAATGTAGTTCTCATGCAGCTTTTGTGTCACCGAACGGTAGCGCACCATAGACTCATTCGCACGTACACCAGTAATAAAAGCAGTACTACCGCGCTTGCCTTGCATTGTGTACTCATCAACCCTTAGAGGAAGCGGCAAGTTGCCAGACAAGCCAAAGTGTTCCGCCCTAATGCAGTTCTCAGGAAAATCACGAATAAGTAGTCCGCATTCTTCACGGAATGCGGACCAGAGTAAAACTAACTGTCGGACTCCCATGTACCACACCTCTTGCAACTGAGGTAGACAGTACCATTCCATGTCTACCCAGTCATAGTTGCTGACCTCTGTGACGAACTCTACTGCAGCCGGAGAAACAAATTCTTCATCACGAAAAATGGCTTTAACTGGTCCAAGACCACGCTCTTCGTGAACCTCTTTAGCTAGGTACAGTGCAGCAGTACTGTCCTTGCCTCCACTAAATTGGACACACACTGTATCAAAAATGTCGTAGACATGGCGAATGCGCTGCCTTGCAGCTTCCACACAATCTATGTCCAAATACATTTGCTTTCTAGGCACGGGCTAATCCAAATGTTGATGAATGAAGTCAAACAATAACTCAGTAGTTGTTGCCCCGTCGTACACTGGGCTTTCACGTAACTTCTGAATGATCCGGTACCACTCTGCCTGTTGGTCTGTCGTCTCAAACACCATTGTGTACTGGATGGTGACATTTCGGGACCCTGACGCATTTACAGCAGTGCTGCCCTGAGTCACGATAGCCTCCGTAGGGACATCCTTAGGATCTAAGGTGATTGTCGGTTCAGAGTCTTTAGATTCTGGAGCGTACGCCGGAGCATCGTTCTTTTCCGGAACACGGTCTACCGAGATACTCGGCGCAGTCCATCCGTCATTCGGCGCATTAGTAATAGTTGACGAGTATACAGAGTTTTCGATCGTGGCTATAGAAAAGTCGTCCCACCCTAAGGTGCTATAGAAGTCTTCATCTAAGGAGACGTTTTCTGACAGAATGTCCAACAAAATAGACTCGTCAGTCGTACCTAGGTCGGAAATCCGGTTATCTGCCAGAGAGAAAGCTAGTGCCTCTTCCGAATCTAAATCTACGACAGAAACGGCAATCTGCTGCCACCCTAGCTGCTTGGCAGCATCTAACTGATGATTGCCTGCAATAACAGTACATGTCCCATCACCGTTGTCTACCGCCACAATTGGCTTTAACTGCCCAAACTTATTGTATGACGCCATAATTGCTTCTACATCGCCCTTGCGGGCGTTTGTTTCTAGAGGCACTAACATGTCAATGTCCACTGCCAGCGCAGTTAAATTAGCAGAAATATTGTGAATCATAATCTTCTAAAACTTTACTTGTGATCGAACATTTGCGGAAATGGTGCGCAAAGCGTCGCAAGCCGTGCGCAAAGAGTGTAGACGCTCCCGCTTAGCCTTCAGCAAAGCCTCAGCAATCATGGCATCGTAGTGCAAATCGCTTGTCTTGTACCCCGCCCAACTTTCTTTCTGCTTAACAGCGCCCTCCGCCGCCAGGTACTCTTTGTACCACGCTTTCTTATATTCCGACTCTTTGACAGCATGATCCTTAGACAAAATCTCAAACGCTTCTGTCTCCTGCTCAATTTCGGAAATCAGGCGAACTAACTCGCCCTCTACCTCAACTTGACTGATTGGCTTGTTTCTAACTTGCTGCATAGCGCTTATTCTACTCCTTTTTCTTTAAATCGTCAATAGCCGCAGTCAACCGAACTACCTCGTCATCCCAATCAACCATAATCCCCGGAACGCCACGTTCCAGCAAATCATCTAAGTGAGGCTTACCTAACTCCTCCATAAGCCAATAAACCCACAATAGCGGATTTTTCTTCTGCTGCCAATGACATTTAGCGCACAAAGCTACCGCATTCCGCTCATCAGTTCTCGTGCCAGAAATTGAGCGCGATATAATATGGGCGCACTGAATCTGCTTACCGCTGTCACGAGACACTCCACACCATCTGCACGTAAAACCGTCCCTCATTCGCACAAACAAACTGTGCAGCTTTGTCGCCTTTGCTTTGGCGGCGCTACCGTAAGAAGCGGGCATTATCTACGTCCTATCGCCAATAAGGCTCTGTAACAATTGCGTTTTTCCAGTCACGCCGTAACCTCGCTGCTTCCATAAAATGGGGTGGCGTATTGCACCAGCTTTCTAAATGTAGCCCCAATGTCTCACCTACCGTCGGTTCAGTAGTAATCCGAGTATGGCACTGTCGACAAACCGCCAACAAGTTCCTTTCATCTAATATACTACCGCCCTGCGAACGATTAACTAACTCATGAATATCCACTGACTTCTTCTGCCGAACAACTGTAGACTTCAGTAGACCTTTGACTGCATCATGCCCTGCCCACACCATACACGCTTCACAATAGGGACGCTCCTTTAGCAGCCTCTTCACTAATTCGCGTCGATCTACGTACCGCTCAGCCATCTTATCTGACCGTGGCTTCAGCGGTGAACGCTTAAGCTGACTGGACCCCCTCTTAAGGGGCGACCTCTTCATGGGCTTCCCCCGCTTCACCTTGCTTCCTTCACAAGTTTCTTAATGGCCGCTAGTAAGGATGATACACCATTACCAATGTCAAACCTCTTAACACGCTTCCGATTCGTGTCTGCTATTTCTTGACGATATTCCACATCCCTGTACTTCTTAAGTATTCGTACATAGTCTTTGGGACTCTTCGCTAACTCCCCAATTCCGCATTCCTTCACCAAATACTCATACTGTGGTGACCACGAAGCCACAAACGGCACACATGCGGCAGCATACTCCAAGCCTTTAATATACGACTTAGCATGGTTGAACGCTATGTTCGTGAGGGGAACAACACCCACATCAAACATAATGCCATCTTGTAGCTGATGTGGTGCCACAAACGGGTGTGTAGTTACTTCGTCCTTAGCTACTCCTATCTCGCTCCAGAAATTAGGATGCAGCCCATTTGTTAAATGTCCCGTGTGGTGCCATGTTGCGAACTTTGAAATATCTTTAACGTGCGGCTTTAAAATCTGCAAATCACCGCTACGGTGAGCAGTCGATCCCATCCATCCCAAAACATATTTATCGTCTACGTTCTTGTGTTCCTTATAAGCGTTAAACTTGTCTAAAGTCACGTAATTACCACTACGGACACAGTTAGGATTCCATTGACTAATTTTATCCTGCAAGAATGGAGTTGACGTTATAATGCCGTCTGATATCTCGATTATATTTTTATACCAATTGATATTTTCATCTTTATTGAGACGTGGATCAGACGCTTTCTTGGCGTAATTCTTTTCGCTAAGCCCCCAATACCAGTCGTCCACATCCTGCAACACAATCTGACCCGCTGACTGCGCCTTTTTGATGTCGGGAACAACCTCCATATGCATGTAACGCTGCATAACTATCACATCACAATCAAACGAAGTTACGCCGTCCCAAGAGTGCACCCCAAACCTGCCCGTATGTCGGTCATTCGCCAAAATTCCGATTGCTACAGAATAGCCAGCGTCACGTAAAGGTTTAATATACTGCCCAATCCGGACATACCCCGACCCTCCTATGACAGGTTGGCCCAATACGTCTTTTGCGGTATGAGACCAATCATTGGTAGCGAACCCAATCTTCATCAGAAACCCCAAACACCATCCAAAGCAGCATACAGCAAATCGTCGCCTTCCGAGTTGACAAGTCCGTTGTCTACATGCCACTGCCGATGAGCCTTAATTGCGTCCCGTAGAAACGTGGCTAGCGACAGTGAAGGGTCGTCATCTTGCCCGAGAGCAGTCATACGGTCTATTTCAGCCAGACGCTTCTCAGCATGAAACCTAAACCGCTTAGACTTTTCTAGTTTAGCCTCTATCGACGCTGCCGGATCAATCGTAAAATCAGAGTACGACGCTCTTAAAGCAGCAGCGTCTTCCTCCAGCAATCTAATGTTCTCATTAACGGCAGATAGTATACGGCATAGGGAATGGCGCCATCTATCACGGTTCTCTTCCAGCCGCAGATAATCCATCAACTTCTGGTCTACCTTGTTCTTGATGTCTTCCGAAACTAGTACCTCAAAGTCAGTATCATCCATAATTTTACTTCCTCCACGCAGGGCAGATCGGCTTGTACGTACACCAGCCACACAAGGGTCCGGTGCGTGTCTCAAAAACTCCCGACTCGCAGCTAGCTTTCAACTCCTCCCAAGTACCACGGACCTCTACACGAACAGCATTCTCTAAATCTGCGGTAACATCATACTTGGCAAACTGTCCCGACTTCACATACAGAAGCTCCGCACGCTTGACTTCGCGCCCAGTCAATGCTTTCAGCAAAATGCTGTAAATGACAATCTGCATCTTCTTCTCCCACTCATACTGAGGGCGAGGCTTCTTGCCAGTCTTGTAGTCAGAAATCACTAACTGTTCGTTCTCTAATGTCCAACGGTCAATGATCCCGAAGATCGGAACACCGTCAATTTCGCCATCCATCTTTGCTTCAATACCAGCCGCTTCAAAGCTTGTAGGGTCTTCCATCTTGAAGTAGTTTTCAATACACCACCACGCTTTCCAGCGAAAGTTGTTCGGCTCATCACGCTCTTCTAAAGCAAAAAACTCTTCGCTCCACTTAGACTCCCACAGCGACTTTGCTAACATCTTTGCACTAGTCTCGGTTCGCTCCGATGCCTCTAACTTGAACAACTCCTCTAAAACTTCATGTACAAAAGATCCCAGTACTTGAGGTTCCGTGGAAGGCTCGGGGAGGCGGTCAAGCTTTGCGTACTTGTACTTTAGAGGGCACTGCTGAAACGTTCCGATAGAACTTGGCGACATGTACTTTGGAAGCCCGTACGGTACCGGCTCAATCGGTAGAGCGTCCTGCATCATGCCGCCGATTCAGCACTACGAAGTGACTTCACATAGGCGAGCACGCTTTGAAGTAGCTCAGCAGTAACGTTTTCGTTAATAAACTCTTTATTTTCTGATACCTTTACCCAGTACGCCTTGCACTTGACAGCCTGCTCTTGCTCCAAGGAGTTCAGGAGGCTACGTAGCTTTTCAAAATGCTCCGCTGACACAGGCTGGTCAGCAATATCCTCAGCGTGTTCCAAATACAGGGCCTCCTCGGAACGGGCCAAGTAAATAGCAACCCCCAGGCTTTGAGCGGCCTTCTTTAGGGCGTCAGACACTGCGCCCTTCATCTCGTCACCCAAATCAACAATGTCGCCACTCTTAGTGCGCTTAATCTTTTGACCACCAATACCGTCACGAACAACAGTAATAGTCGGCGCAGACTCAGTGGGAACAAAAGTGACAGTCAGACGAACATGCGCCACCACATAATCAGGGTCCAAGGTATCACGCTTACATGAGACGATCTCATACGACCACATGTCAACCCCCAACACCTTGTTGAGGCGTGTAATAACCTCGCTGACCGGGATATAGGTCAAGCGGGCATTGCCCTTCTTTAACTGCCGCTCCACTTCTTGGGGAAATGGCTCTGATAGACTCTGCAAAATACTCACTTATCTCTCCTAATGACTAGATTCTTTTTCGGTTCTCCGACTTCACAATAATCATCTGCATCAATATGCAAATTCTTGAGATTGGTGACCTTCCAGTACGATACACCAACATACTCCATCGCCTGACGAATCAAATCATGAGGCGATGACAGGACTTCACCAGTGTTCATGTCGACACTCTGATCAACCAGGCGCCGACTCACTTCATCAATCAAAGCTGAATGGTCCCATGCCTTTCGTGGCGACCCGGACTTAATCTCAACCGTCGCACCATCAACTGAAACAGGGCTTGCCAAATTACCCAAGTGCTCAGTAAGCACACTCTGAAACTCATTAAACAACGATGCAGCGTACGTTTTCACCAGATGCAAATCGCTGGCAACCTGTAGTAAAAACTCGGTATCTGTAGAGTCGAGAGTCTCCTGATCCAACTCCATTAATACGTTCTCAAACTGTCGAAGCGCACTATACGCTTCATGAACGTGGTCTACGACCATTCTCTAACCTTTCATAGTAAATAGTAAGTGTGCCCATATACTACATCAGTTCGTAGCGGGATGTCAATCCTCCGACAATAAGCGGCTTATCAGCATGTCTACATTCGCTGTATATGACGGAGTTTTATCCGAAACAATCAGGTCATCAATGATATGCTCCAAAGTCTCACGCAGTAACTCAACGGAACGCATCTTTACATATTCTTCAACTGTGTCTTGATCCTTCCCAGCCATTGTGCCCACTTCTTCAGTGATCGTATTGACGATCTTTGCGTCAAACTCGGTATTCAAATATTTATCCGATAAACCCACCAACATATAGTCAGTGTCCCACATCAACACTTCATAATTGTCTGCAGTTAACGTGGCGGGGCTGCTGACAACAAACTGTATCCGGGTACCGCCTCTATCGACTATAGCTAACGTATCCTTAGCTAGGTGGGAATCATCTAGCACTCGACCCACCCATTCGGGATAGCTCCGGCCCCGTCTTGCCGCCCCATACTCCGACATGCAGATCATTATCCATAGCGAACTTTAAGCACGCTTCAGTATGTGGACACTCAGTTCGACATATATTCGCAGCAACCTTTCGGCGCGAAGGTCTGCTTGAAAAATACAAACGATCTTTACCCCGACATGGTGCATCGCTAAACCATTTCGGAGAATTTACTTTAAACATAAACCACCTTCCTGTTTGTAAATATCGTAACAAACCACTGTCAAGCAAACCCCACGAAACCGGATACTTGACCACATGACAGAAAACCGGTAGTGTACCCGCAAACCAACAAGGAGACCATCTGGACAAAAACGCCGGGAAATCCCGATGACATAAACGTTCACTACAGGACCGGTGGGTTACACTCGTTACGCAACTGGTACTAACACTTAAGAAGAAGAGGGCGCGCCTGCCCAAAGAGGAACGATATGGATCACACGATAAACTGGAAGCACGTACCTGCTAGTACGCCAGTCCCTGCACGTAGAACATCAAGCCTTGAGGAACAGGTTCGGAACAAGCAAACGCCCATGCGGTTCCGGCACACGGGCTACTAGAGCCATATCTAGGGAGAGTGGGCATCGCTGAAAAAATAGGCGGTGCTTGGGGTCGATGTAGTGGACAGCCCTGAGACTGAGATTACGGGTTCGCCTATGCTTATCGTGAGTAGCAGCAACTACCACACGATAGGGTAGGTGACTTGTGTCCAGAATAAGTGTATACTAGAGCCAGGCCAGCGATTGTAAGGAAAGAAGAATGCAGAACATCGGCGTGGGAATCACTACCCGCAATAGACCTAACGCACTAAAATCGTGCCTAGCAAACTTAGCTCGTTGCCACACTAACGAAAAAACGTACGTAATCGTAGACGACAACAGCGACGACTGCGATAACATGGCCTTAGTTAACGACTTTCGACTAAAAGTCGATGCCAAAGTTATCTACCGCAAAAGCAAAAACCGGTTAGGTATTGGAGCCGCAAAAAACGCCTGCATAGCAGGGCTGCTCCATCACGAGATTGTCATCTTGTTAGACGACGACTGCTGGCCCATCAAGCCGGGATGGTCCGAACACTGGGCCGCAGCTTGTAACGCACACGATATTCACCACAGCTCGTTCCAAGCCAACCTAGAGAACGCTGATGATCCCACCCAATCAGAAAGACCTGTACCTAAACCAACGCACACAGAAATTAAGGACGGTTACTCTGTAGATTCTTGGGATAACTGCAATGGAGTGGCCTTATTGTTTACCGCTACAGGTTTATATCAGTTGGGTGGATATGACGTAGCTCGCTCACAAACTTACTACGGCTATGAACATGGCAATATTAGCAGGAGAGCTAGGCAACTGGGCCTAACTAAAGATTTTGATTACCCTTGTCCTTCTGATTTAGCTGACTGGTTATACGCCGTAGACCTCCACTATGTGTGGTATGGGATTGAATGTGAGTTTGATATGCCGTCAATCGAAGAAATTGGCTCATCAGTCACACACGCAGAAGCAAAAAATTACGAGAAAAACATAGGCTTGCTAAAAATAGACGAAAGTAATTTACAAGTAGACTTATTTGATCCAATGCCAGCCAATGTAGGCGTGGACATTGTCATGGCCACTAAATGCAATGATGAGCATTTACTAGACGAAATAGCTATCTTAAAAGAAGACCCAAATGTCCATGACATTGTAGTTATTGCGGACGGCGACGAAACCTTTAATAGACTCAATGGCCGTCTAGACCCCAGTGTCCAATTTACAAAAGTACCGTTAGCAACAGGCTTACACCACATGTGGAATATAGGTTTACATATGGTTAACCCTAATAACAGGAATGTAGCCGTCATCAACGACGATATATTTATCAGTAACGACACTATGACTATAGTGAGCAACATGCTAACTATGGACCACAGCTTGGGCTTAATTTCGCCTTCAGACAATAAAGATTTCTCAGATTACCTTACAGTGACCACCGGCTTTGCCGGTTTCTGTATGGTATTAGCTGCCGATCTAGCTAGAGAATGGCGCTTTGATGAGAGAATGAAGTGGTGGTACGGAGATAACGATGTGCTGATGTGGGTGAGTAAGACCAAAGGAAGGGTTACAGGTATGACTGGCCTGACTCATGCTTTGGGAAATAAATCACACACCATCAATAATCACACTCCACCTAACTTCCACGCAGATATTCATAATGATTCACTACTATACAAGGAAAAATGGGGATAATGCATCACACAGCTATGGAATTTGTTGAAAACGCTTTTACAGAGTATAGGCAGAGTAACGATTGGAACCGAAGTAAACTACTGGTTGAGTTTGGCGCCTACGACGTAAATGGGTCAATTCGTGAACTTTTTACAAACGCAAGTATTAATTACATAGGAGTTGATCTACAAGCAGGTCCAGGGGTAAACATTGTAAAAGATGCTGCTCAGATTACTCCTGCTGATTTAAACGGTAAGCTTGCTGATATCGTTGTTACCACTAATGTTTTTGAACATGTAGAAGATTGGGAAGCCATCGTCAGCAGTGCTTACGGAATCTTAAAAGAAGGCGGATGGTTTATCGTTCAGTGCGCTGGCCCTGGGTTTGGTGCGCATAGCGGCAAAATCGAAAGTACAGAGTTAGAACCAGACGAGTGGTACCGGAATGTGCCCCACGAAGAATTACAAGCAGCTATGCTTGACGCAGGTTTTAAAAATGTGAAAACTCGTTGGCGTGACGAATGGCCCCACGACACGTTCGGTCAAGGCATAAAATGATAACTGACGCTTTAGTATTAAGCCCGTTTCCTCACATCATATGGACAAACCTGTTTGATACGGAGTTGTTGCAAACGGCTCGGGAGGAATTTGACAGCATTCCAGACGGTCACTGGATCAAATACGAAAATTCGCATGAAAGAAAGTGGGCACTTACATTTGCGGGCGCAGGGCCAGCCTGTAATGAGGTTGCAGGTTACCTACAGTCAAAAACTTTTATTGATCTATTACAAGAAACTTTCAGCATTGACGGACTATCCTACAGTGACTTAGGAGGCGGGCTTCATCGTATTCTGCCTGGCGGGATGTTAGACGTTCATGTAGACTTTAACATTCATGACGACGGAAGATACCGACGATTAAATGTTTTAACTTACTTAAATAGTGATCCTGACCCATCAGGGGACTTGTGGTTATGCCAAAACTGGCCTCAAAGTGACGCCACGATTCGTGTGCCCGCCAAGCTGGGACATACGGTTGCTTTTGCAACAAGCGACACTAGCTGGCATGGTCACCCTACACCACTAGTAGGCAATGAGCGGCGGAGCCTAGCCGCCTACTATTACACTCAGCATCCTCCCGAACATTACAGTTCTCCACATTCTACAATTTTTAAAAGTTAAACCCTACTCAGTAAGGCTGCGGACTTGCTGCGCATCTAAAAACACTGTCGCAGTGCTACCACCAATCTGAACCTGATCCAAAGACACATTAAACTTAGAAGCAATCGCAGCCTTCAACTTAATCTCACCCATCGGATCATCAGGATCAACCAGACCATAAACCAAATCGTGATGAGCCATACTAACCACCGCCGACGAAGCATTCTCAGCAGGAATACACTGCTTACAGCTAACCTTCGTCACATCAACCTCAGGCTTGCGTGCAGAGTTCTGCTCATGCCCACAATCCAAAATTAGATGCCAACTAGTGCTACCGTACTCGCCAATGCGAACAGCACCAGTCACAAGCCTCTTCGGTCCACGTTTACTCATAACATTATTTTAACCGTCCTATTGACCACGTACCACAAGTAGACTAGAATACCAACATGACAGATAAAGACAAGCTATTAGAAGACGCACTAAACCAAATCGAAAAGCAGTTCGGGGCCGGAGCACTAATGCGCCTCGGGGACGCTGCAGCAATGCAGATCGAAACAGTTTCAACTGGCTCAATCGCACTAGACCTCGCGCTCGGAGTGGGCGGGCTTCCACGGGGACGTGTTTCAGAAATTTACGGACCAGAGTCAAGTGGCAAGACCACCCTGGCTCTGCACGTCATCGCTGAAGCACAGAAGAACGGAGGAAAGTGCGCTTTTATTGACGCTGAGCACGCTTTAGATCCTGTCTATGCTAAAGCAATCGGTTGCGACATTGACGAACTGCTCGTGTCTCAGCCCGATACTGGTGAACAGGCGCTGACTATTACCAACAAGCTGATTGAGTCGGGCGCTATTGACGTGGTAGTAGTCGACTCGGTAGCAGCGTTGACTCCCCGGGCTGAAATCGAAGGCGAAATGGGAGACAGTCACGTCGGCCTGCACGCCCGTTTGATGTCTCAAGCAATGCGCAAGATTGTAGGTAATCTAAACAACTCTAAGACAATCTTGATTATGATCAATCAGCTACGTGAAAAGATCGGAGTAATGTTCGGGTCGCCGGAAACTACTCCCGGTGGGAGGGCACTCAAGTTTTACTCTTCAGTGCGGCTAGACATCCGGCGTATTGAAACACTGAAGGACGGCGGCGAAGCCTCAGGCAACAAGACGAGGGTTAAGGTTGTTAAGAACAAGGTAGCTCCTCCCTTCCGTCAGGCCGAATTTGAAATCACTTATGGAGAAGGCATTAGCCGGACCGGTGATATTGTGGACATTGCCGTAGAAATGGGCATCTTGGAGAAGAAGGGTGCTTGGTACGCTTATAAGGGTGAGAATATTGGACAGGGGCGATCAAACACTAAGGCGTATCTGGACGAAAACGAAGATATCCGAGAAACGATCGCTGACACGATTTACTCAACTATTGCAATTTAGGGGGTATAGACTCCCGCAAGGTATCCTCGGAACACAGCATCCACGTCGACACCGGTACCGGAGGCCGCTACTGCGGCGATCCGAACGTCGTGGTTCTTGGGGACGATGATCACGGGGTCGAGGTCGATCGTGGTCGTGACCTGCCCACCGATCTGGCAAGACCATTCAAGCCGAGGAAGCCACACGCCATCGAGTGCCTTGAGTTCCAAGTCGAAGTCGATGACCTGACTCCCCGGCGTCCCTGCCACCACGGAGGCCGTGATCCCCGTGATGAAGTATACGTCGAGGTTGCTGATCGACGTAGCGGCCTTTTTAGTCTGCTGATCCCCCGCCACGATCTGAGCGTGGATGGTAGTAGCGTCATCCGGCACTCCCAGCGTGGTAGCGCCACCCTCGTAGACGTACACGTCCCCCGCCAACTCGGTAGACGACGAGTTGTAGATGCGGGAGACACGGGCGCACGGAGTCGTGAGAGCCACAGCGGTCTGGCCGTTGAGAGTCGCTGTCTGGACCCCGAAGGTCAACTCATCCCCGCCCCCGTTGATCGTGTGGTACTCGATCGTGACAGTTTCGGTATCGCCAGCGTCCGATGAGATAATCGACGTGATTCCGTTGGTCGTCAGCAACGTCTCGTGAGCCTCGCCCCCGAGAGCGGCAACGGTCGAGTGAGTACCCCCAAGCCCTGCCCGACGACCGAACTTAGCCAGAGACTTACTTTTCCGCCAAACAGACCAGCGCTCGCCGCCAAGAAACGCAGTGGTTTCGTCAATAGCCCTAAGCAAACGACGATCAATATTTTGTCCGTTATCCGCAGCAGTATTCTCATTAAGATAGTTACCTGAAGCAAAACTCATACAGCCCCTGTCATAGTCGTCTAATAATATTGTATCAGGTAGCCGTCAATTCTGATTCTGAAAGGTTGCCATTTAGACGAATTACCTATATCATGAAACTAAAGGAGGCATCATGCCTAAAGTCAAGAAAGCAAAGACTGTACCGCCCCCACCGAATGGGTGGGTGATTGAACAATTCTACTACATCTCCCCACAAGTCACACTACATGCAGGAGATACGTGCAAAGTCAAGGGAGAACGTGGCACATTCGTGTTCAAACGCCACGTAGTCAACACCAACTTTACTCCGGTGGAAGAGTGGGTCGATGTATACGGGGGTTCCTATGGCAGGGAGCAGTACCGTTCAATTGACGTAAGTAGAATTAAACATGTTCCGAAGCGTAGGAAAAAGAGAAAGCCCCCAGCATAAGCCGGGGGCCTTCTACAGTGGCTACAGTGTTAACTACACAGGAGCCACAAATTAATCTTAAAGGTGCAGTACAAAAGGAGCAGAAAAACTACACCCTTAAGTAAAGATAGTCTATCTCCAACGCTCCCTTTTAGTCAAGCAGCACTAGCAGACAATATATTAAACCAGTGAAGCAGTTCCGTGGTCACCGACCTTGGTAGCGACAAACGACTTGACAACGGAAATAACCGCAGCAAGTCCCGCAACCGCAGCGCCCTTTGCAGACGAAAGATCAGTCACAACGAACATCGCAAGAAACGCTTCAACAAAGGTAAGTGCTGCACGTTCAGCGACCTGCTTTACAACATTCATATCCATTAAGGTTCTCCTTGTTAGGGGATAAAAAAAGGAAGTATTTACTTCCCCTAATATTCTACATCAGAAACGGATATTCCCCGCACACACCTATATAGAAAACTATAGGCAAGCTATTCAGGCTGTTCAGGGTGGGGGTTCTGCTGAGCGTGCCATTCAATATGGCGCTGCTGCCAGGTCCGCACTTCCTTAACATCGTCCCGAACTTCATCAACACGCTGGCCTACTTCATCCACACGTTGCTTAGACTCGGCCACACGCATTTCAATATCTTCATTGACCTCTTTAACATCTTCACGAACTTCATCAACACGCACATTGAGATCCTGTTTGACTTCCCTAACATCGCCACGTACATTGTCGATCCTATCAAGGATATCGTCAAGCAGTTCCTTTGATTCCAGTCGAAGTGCCATATTAGCGGCGTGCCCCTCCTCTCGGCGGCGCATAGATTCCTCATGCTGTAATGTGTTGTCTTTATTGAACTTACGCAAATAGACAGCAACAATACCGAAAGACCCCGTAATGACAGCAGGAACAGCACCTGCCTCGGTAAAAGCATTTAAAAACTCTTCAACCATCGCACACGCTCCGGAATAGAAAAATAATGATCAGGAATACAGATATTGTATCCAACCAACTATTGACCCATGCGAGATTTTACGTATAATAAAAAAATGCCTACATACACATACTCTTGCCCAAATTGCGGCAAATTCGACATCTTTCAAACAATGGCCGAAGACAGCCTCACTGAGTGCCCAACGTGTGCCGAATCTGTAAACAAGGTATTCAGCGCCCCTAAAATTACTGGCAAGGCAGACACCCCTTCAACAGTAAACCCGACATACCGCCCCGACAGATCAGCGGTATGGAACTCAGCACAAAGCGAGTGATACTAAAACTTCGCCACAAACGTGACCGAATCGGCGGTAGCCCCGACTACCTCAATTGATAACCCATCAAAAATGATGGCCACAGCCTGCTGCATGTCCCCACGTACATCGTCTTCTTGTTGCGGAGCAGGGTCGGCCAAGTCAACAAGGGTGTCCACAAAGTATGCGTGTAAGGCGTCATAGGCATCAGACATACTAAGTATCCTACTCCAAACTTTTCCAAAAATCCACAAAAACAGTATTGACACGCCTCTTTCCACCGACTATGGTATTCATATCTGCTAACCACTAACATCTAAGGAGACTCACATGAGCAATGCAGACAGCACAATTACCGGCAACCTTACCAGCGACCCAGAACTGAAGTATGCGAGCAACGGCTCAGCCCGACTGACTTTTTCAGTCGCCTCAAACCGCCGCTACCAAAAGGATGGTGAGTGGCAGGAAGAGACTTCGTTCTTCAACGTAGTAGCATGGCGGAACACCGCCGAACACGCTGCACGGGTCCTAGAGAAGGGCCTTCCTGTCGTGGTAAAGGGGCGCCTTGAGCAGCGTTCCTGGGAAGACAAGGAAACTCAACAGAAGCGTTCAACTATTGAACTGATTGCAGACACCATCGCCGTAAACTCCTACGGTATTGCTTCCCTAGAGCGGCAGCGTGGCGGTGTCTCGGGTTCCAACTCTGGAGGCAACAGCCGCCCTATGGCTGGAGCCGCTACCGGTAGCTATCCGTCAAACGACCCTTTCGAAGACTTCTGAGTAAAGATTTCAACTGGAGCAACTCGTAGAGATGAGGATGGCCCCGAGAGGGGCCATCCTTTTTTCCAGGGTTGACAGTAGAGATATTTAGCGATAGCGTTAGTGTATGGATAAGAACGAGTGTAAAGACATTGTTGAACTGTTGAGCGTCACATGGGACAAGCCCATCGACAATAGTTCGCTACTAATACGCAGTAGAGGATTCTGGGAATACATCCAAGACCTGCCCTTTGACGCTACCAAGCAGACAGTGAAGCGGCTAGGGTTGGTCGGCCGTCGGTGGATGCCACGTCCCGGCGAGTTACGAATCTTAGTGTTGGCGGAGATTAGGTCAGAAGAGCTGCCTCCCGAGCCGGAACAGGCGTGGACCATCTTGCAAGCGATCGGGCAGAAGATTTATAGCGGCACGTACGACTACGAAAAGCCTCACCCGGTACTGTCAGCCACGATCAAGAAGCTAGGTTCTAACGCTACAGCGTTGACTACTAACGCAGACCGTGCTATGTTTACCTCTCTGTACGAAAAGACCCGAGAGAGCTACATTTTGGAAAGGTATGGAACTGATGGAACCGATTGATAACGTTCTATCACGCCTAAAGCATACTAGTGCTGGCAAGAACCAGTGGAACGCTACATGTCCCTGCAGAAGCGACGACGATAATCCGTCACTGCGTGTGTCGGTGGGTAAGCAGAATCAGGTGCTTATGAAGTGCCTTCGTGGTGGAGGGTGCGGAGTAGACCAGATTTGCAAGGAGATCGGCCTAGAGATGTCTGACTTGTTTCCGGATGAGCCAAAGGTTTCTCAGCCAGCAAAGAAGCCTAAGTTGGATCTAAAAGACACCTACAAGTATTATGACGAGAACGCTAATCTGGTCATGGAGGTTCTCCGTTTTGTAGACGAAAAGGGCAAGAAAACTTTCCGTCAACGGCAGCCCAGCCCAAACGGAGGATGGGATTGGAGCACCACCAACCTCAAGAAGCCGCTGTACCGTCTTCCTCAGGTACTGCAAGCAAAGGCAGACGGGCAACCAATCTATGTGGTCGAAGGTGAAAAGGACGTTCATGCGCTAGAAGCCTTGGGAAAGACTGCAACTACGAACCCGGGAGGGGCGGGCAGCGAAGGTCAAAACAAGTGGATGCCTCACCATACTGAAGCCCTCGCTGGGGCTAAAGTTATTATCATTTGCGACAACGACGATGCAGGCTATGTACACGCTAGGTCAGTCAACACAATGCTGACTAACGCAGGGTGCATGGTCAAAGTGTTCAAGCCAGGCAACCATAAAGATGTTTCGGACTTACTTGAAGCTGGAGACACTCTAAGCGACGCTCTCGTTCCCTTTGACAGTGATAGCTACGAAACTGAAAGCGTTACGGAGCAGAGCATTGAACGCACTAGCCTACAAAAGCTTATTGCTGACTTGTCTGATATTGACGAAAGTCGGCTAAGCGAAAGTCTAATTCTAGGTAGAATCAATTCAAGTCTTGATGCTTTCCTATCCGACGGAGAATCAGAGCAGCGAGACAAGGGGAGCCTAGTTGAATGGTCGCCCTTCCTTGAAACAAAAGTTGACCTCTCCTACGACTGGGTTATTCCTGACGTACTAGAGCGTCAAGAACGTGTCATCGTTGTTGCCGCTGAAGGTGCAGGTAAACGTGCTACACTAAGTAGTATGATACCTACACCTTCTGGATTCAGTAAACTTGGCGATATCGCTGTCGGTGACCAAGTCATCGACCGGTTCGGTAACCCCGTTAACGTCACATATGTCTCACCTGTGGAACCCAACCCGGACTCCTACAGAGTTACATTTTCTGACGGTAGCTATGTAGATTGTGACGCTGAGCATAACTGGTACACTGAGACTCTTAACGAGCGCGAGAAGCGTAAGTTGGGAAGTGTGCGGACTACCGCTGAGATTCGGGACACTTTGATTAGCAACCGATCGACAAAGGCTAAGAACCATGCTGTTCCGACGACTAAGCCGTTGAACTTGCCGCACGCTGAACTACCAATCGACCCTTACACTTTGGGAGCTTGGTTGGGAGACGGCAGTTCTGATAGCGGCAGTGTTAGTAATGCTTTGAAGGACAAGCAGATCATTGACGAGATTGCTTCAACGGGCTGGACTGTCCGGTTGCGTCCGTCGTCTGTTAAAGAAGAAAGTTCATGCCCGATGTACGGCGTGTTGGGCCTTCAGGAACGTCTCCGTACCCATAACCTGCTGCTGAATAAGCACATCCCTGCCACTTACCTAAGGGCATCATACGAACAGCGGCTTAGCCTGTTGCAGGGCCTTATGGACACCGATGGCTCCATCGACTCCAGAGGTCGTTCCGAGTTCTGCTCGTCCAACAAGGTTCTTGCCGAAGGCGTGTATGAGCTTCTGCTGACAATGGGAATCAAGGCAACTATTCAAGAGTCTGATAGCACACTAAACGGGCGTGTGGTCGGTAAGCGGTATCGTCTGCCCTTTGTCACGGACATTCCCGTGTTCCGGTTGGATCGTAAGGCTGAGAGGGTTAAGCCACTCCGCACACCACGATCGCTGTACCGCTACATTGTGTCGGTTGAAAAGATTGACCCTGAGCCGATGCTGTGCATTTCAGTTGATGGGCCGGACAATACTTACCTCATTGGGGAGCAGTTCATCCCGACCCACAACACCACCCTTGCCCGACAAGTTGCACTCATGTCTGCTGCAGGCATTCACCCTTTCCGGCGGGACGCAATGAAGCCCGCACGTACACTCATGATCGACCTTGAAAACCCTGAACGAATCATCCGCAGAACATCTATGCGTATCTATGATAAAATCAAGTGGCACAAGAAGCATGAAAACATGGACGCTCACTTGATGATGAAGCCTGACGGAGTTAACTTGCTAGGCGCAAGTGACCGTGCGCTTATCGAAGAGTATGTCGCCACGATTGAGCCAGACATCGTGTTCTTTGGGCCACTCTACAAGGCATTTATTGACCCCGGTGGACGAACAGCCGAGTCAGTTTCAATCGAAATAGCCAAGTTCCTAGACTATATTAGACACACATACAACTGTGCCCTATGGATTGAGCATCATGCCCCTTTGGGGTCAGGAGGTCAACGTGACTTGCGCCCGTTCGGTTCGGCCGTCTGGTCCCGCTGGTCTGAATTCGGTATCGCACTTGCACCTGACCCTACCGATCCGGAACTGATTGAGTTCAAGCACTACCGTGGGCAGCGAGAGGCCCGTGAATGGCCCGCATTGTGTAAGCGGGGCACTTCTTGGCCGTTTGAAGTAGTCGAGTTTTCTCGTTATGACAACCAGCAGCCCAGAAGTGACGAAGAACTTAACGAAGCGCTAGAGAACGAAGATTTTGATGATGATGTGCAGCCCTGGTAAGGATAATAATGAGTGAAGCAATGCTGGCATGGATAGAACGCCTAAGAAACGCCCCTTCTCATAAAAACGAACAATGGGTCCGTAGACTCAACGCCGCAAAAATGGGCTTGACATCAGGAAACAATGCTAGTAGATTAGGACAGTTACCGGAAGAAAGTGAAGAACTATAATGAGCAAGAACGTATTGTTGACTGGCGGGCTGGGCTTTATCGGCTCGCACACAGTAGAACACTGGTTAAAAAACACCGACTGGAACCTAATCGTGCTAGACGCTCTCCGATTTTCCGGACGAGTCGAACGCCTAACCGACATTGAAGGATACGACCCCGATAGAGTTTCTGTTCTATGGCATGACCTAAGGGCGCCACTACATACTCAAATCATTGATTCGATCGGTCCAGTTGATTACGTTGTCAATATGGCGTCGGACTCCCATGTTGATCGCTCCATCACCGACCCCGTTGACTTTGTACAAAATAACGTAAGTCTCGCACTAAACATGCTTGAGTACGCTCGGCTAGTTGAGCCAGAAAAGTTTATTCAAGTATCGACCGATGAAGTGTACGGTCCTGCACCGCTGGGGCA